CGCCGGCGGATCGGCGTTGCTGCGGATCTACGACAACACCGCACCAGGTCGCCCAGCAAACGCTAACACTGCCGTCAGCACCCAGGTCAAACTGGCCGAACTGACCTGCAACGCCACGTTCGCACCGTCGGCCACCGGTGGCGTACTCACGCTGAACTCGATCACCGGCGCCAACGCCGCCTTCGGCGGCACCGCCAACTGGTTCCGCATCGTCAGCTCCGGCGGCACCACCATCCTTGACGGCGACTGCGGCACCTCCGGCTCCGACCTCAACCTGTCGACCCTGACGATCGTGGCCGGCCAGCCGATCTCCATCACCTCGTTCGCCATCACCGAGGGCAACGGCTGATGGCCGACAGCGACGTCCCGATCACCGCCGGGTCGGGCACCAAGATCGACACCCGAACCGTCGGCGCCGGCGTCGATGAGCACCGTCAAGTCGTGGTCATCGGCGACCCGGCCACCGCCACAGCGGTCGGTACCGTCACCGCGACCGGCGGCCTGCGTGTCGAGCCGTACTTGACGAACACGCTCGGCACCGGTGTTGCCGGGTTCCAGCAGGAGGACCAGCCGCACGTCGACGGCCACGCCGGCGTCATGATGCTCGGCGTCCGCAACCACTTCACCGGCAGCAGCACCGACGGCGACTACAGCGCAGTGTCGGTGTCGTCCTACGGGGACCTGCACACCGTTGCCCGCCGTGACCTGCAACGCATCTCGGTCGCATCCGGTTCGCTGACCACCGCCACCACCAACTATTCGGCCGGCGACCAGCTCGGCACCCAGTTCATCATCACCGGCGCAGCTCGAGGTTCGCTGAGCGGTGGTGCGATCGTCGGCGTCACACTCATCGACGCAGCCGACAAGATCGGTGCAGTCGACGTCGTGTTCACCGATTCGGCGATCACACTGGCAGCCGACAACGCTGCCTACGCCATCAGTGACGCCGACGCCCTCAAGGTGGTCGGCATCGTGCAACTGGCCGGCGCCTACGACATCGGCAACAACCGTGTCGCCCAGGCACAGAACATCTCGATCCCGTTCATGACCTCGGGCGGATCGGCGCTGTATGCCGGCCTGATCACCCGTTCGGCCAACGGCACCTTCGTCGCCGCCACCGACCTGCAGTTGATCACCTACGTCGAACGGTACTGAGCCATGCCGCTCACCTTCGGCGCAGCCACCAGCGACAACGTGTTCCTCAGTTTAGCCAACAACGTTGGAGCCACCGGCACTGGCTTGTTCTTCTCAGGTTGGTTCTACCCGACGACGCTCACCGCCGGCCGTTGCTACCTCTCGTATGTGGGCTCCAATCCGTCCTTGTCGTATTCGGTCAAAGTTCAAACAACAACGTCAGCGTTGCAGCTGGGTTCCAACACCGGCACCACCGCAGGAGTCTGGACGGCAACTGCCGACTCAACAGTGTTTCCATCGGGAATCACCACCAACAAATGGTGGTTCATTGCCGGCCTGATGTCATGCGTGACTGGTCCGACCGTGGCGTGGCGAATGTGGCTCGGTGACGAGTCAACCGCACCGTTATCAATGACCGTGACGCAAACAACAGCACCGGCTGGCGTGCTAGGCGCCACGACCACGTTGTGCATTGGCAATGACCGTCTAACAGCAGCTTCACCGACGGCCGCATTTCAAGGCGACATCGGAATGATCAACTCAATCTCCGGGTCGACCGGCGCCAACACATTGCTGCCCATCGGTACCGCCGGCTCAATTTCCGCCGACGAGCAAACGCTTTTTCAACAAACGTTTGTTCAGCCGCTGTGGCTAGGCCGACACCCTGGGCACTATGCACGCGACGGCCTGACCAACTGCGAATGGTTGATCGGTGAGTTCGCCAACGCCGCCACGTACACCCGAGCCTCGCTGAGCACCACCACGCAAGCACTATTTCGCGCCGTTGCAACGACGTCGGGAGCGACGCCATCGCAACAGCGTGAGCCGACGATGTCAGACATCTCCGCCAACGTGAGGCTGCCCTTAGTCAGGAGATAGCCGATGTCGCTGCTACTCCTGTTCGGCGGCGCAGCACCATCCTCCGTCACCGGCACCAGCTCAACAACAAACGCCGACGACACTGCCACCGCAAGCGGCACGGTCACCATCGTCGGCACCAGCTCAACAACAAACGCCGACGACACCGCCAGCGCAAGCGGCACGATCACCATCGTCGGCACCAGCTCGACGACCAACGCCAACGACAGCCTGTCGGCAAGTGGCACGGTCAGCGCCGCAACCGTCACCGGTACCTCGGCCACCACCAACGCCGACGACACTGCCACCGCAAGCGGCACGGTCACCATCGTGGGCACGTCGGCCACGACAAACGCCAACGACACCGCGTCAGCGGCCGGTTCATCCGGGACGCCGGCACCGGCTGACGACGCCACACACACCGGGTTGCGCCGGCCTCATGCGAAACGCCGGCCCGAACGTCAACTGCCCGTCATCCTGCCCGCCATCACCGGCGTCGGCATGACCCACCACCTCGACGACCGGCTGAGGGCCGACGGTCTCGTGGACCCGCACAACCTCGTCCTCGAGGACGAGGAACTTCTGCTCCTCGTCTGATCGGAGTCATATGACCCTCGCCGAACGCGCCGCCCGCACCGAGCGGGAGACCAGGTCGTTCACCGCCACCGACATGGTGATGCGTGACATGAACGACGGCTTCACCTTCGAAGGCATCGCCTCCGTGGTCAACACCGGCTACCACGTCCGTGACCAGTGGGGTGACTACACCGAGACCATCCTGCCCGGTGCGTTCAACCGCACCCTCAAGCAGAAGGCCGACGTCCGTCTGCTCGTCAACCACTCGGGCGTGCCGCTGGCCCGCAGCAAGTCGGGCACCCTCAAGTTGAGCGCCGACCCGAACCTGCGGGCCACCGCCACCCTCGACCCGTCTAACCCAACCGTGCAGGAAATCCGCTCGGCCATGAACCGTGGCGACCTCGACCAGATGTCGATCGGGTTCCGTGTCCGCGACGAGGAATGGTCGTCGGACTACAGCCAGCGCTCCATCAAGGAGATCGAACTGTTCGACGTCAGCGTCGTCACCTACCCGGCCTCGCCGACGACCAGCGCCCAGCTGCGGTCGTTTGACGCGTTCATGAGTGACATCACCGACATCGACATGACCAAGGACCAGATGCGCCGCGCCGTGCGCCACCTCGAGCGCCGCTTCGCCGACGTCTGGAACGAGGAAATCGAATCGTGGCTGGAGATCGCCCTCAAAGCCCGGTTCGTCACCAGCCCACTCGCCATGGTCGACATCGAGGACTTCAACGACAACCAAGTCGTGTTCTGCCTGTACGGCACCGAGGTCGACGGCACCTGGCAGCTCGGCTACAGCCTCAACGCCGACAACACCATCACCCTCGACGATGCCGACCCTGTCGCCGTGAACGAGGTCGTCACCTGGGTGCCGATCCGTTCCGCCAACGAGTTCGAACAACGTGACCGCGCCGAGCGCGAAGCGTTGGACCGCAAGATCGCCGCCCGACCCGCTCTGGTCTGACGGCTCCCACATCGAACCCGGAGCGCGCCACCCGGAACCGCACAGCGGTCACCACGGGCGTCGCCACCACGTCGATGACACCCACAACAACAACACCTCCCGAAAGGACGTGAACCATGGACATCCGTAGCCATGTGATCGCGCTCAACGAGGACCGTGCCCGTGTCGTCGAACAGCTCCGCAGCGAGCTGGACTACACCGCCGGCCGTGAGCGCACCGCCGAGGAAAGCCAGAAGATCGCTCGCCTCGACGCCCGCATCGACGAGATCGACGCCGAAGTGCGCCAGTTCGTCGCCCGTGAGACCCGCGAGCAGGAAGCCGCCGCCCTCCGCCAGCAGACCCTGTCGGTGTTCGGCGAGGCCCGCACCGCCCACAACGACAAGGTGCAGGGCGATGCCTTCCGCCAGTGGCTGACCCACCGCACCGGCGACTTCGAGATCGACATCCAGCGCGCCATGAAGGAGCGCCAGATGCTTCGCGCCGGTGCCTCGCCCGAGGAAATCCGTGCCCTCGCATGGGACGCCACGAGCGGTTCGCTGGTCGTGCCGACCACCATGGCCCGCAGCCTGTTCGACCTCCTCGAGGCCAACATCGCAGCGTTCCGCATCGGCGCCACCGTGATGAACACCTCGACCGGTGAGAACATGCAGCTGCCCCGTCTGCAGACCCACAGCATCGGCACCCAGGTGTCGGGTCAGGGCACGACCATCGCCGGCACCGACCCGGTGATGAACCGTGTCAACCTCAACACCTACAAGTTCGGCCAGCTCGTGCGCGTCAGCAACGAACTCGTCAACGACGCAGCGTTCGACATCTCGTCGTGGCTCGGCGGCGATCTCGGCTACGCCCTCGGTCGTGTCGTCGACGCCGACCTCATCGTCGGTACCGGCACGAACGAGCCCACCGGCATGACCATCCTCGCCGGGTCGGGCACCAACGCCCCGATCAAGACCGGTGGCTCGCTGATCGCGCCGTCGGTCGAGAAGTTCATCGACCTGCAGTACTCGGTGGCGGACAGCGTCCGTCAGCGAGGCTCGTTCCTGATGCACGACTCGGTCGCCGGTTCGATCCGCAAGCTCCGTGACGGCGCCGGCGGCACCATCGGCGCCTTCCTGTGGGAGCCGTCGCTCACCTCCGGCCTGCAGAACGGTCAGCCCGACCGGTTCCTCGGCAGCCCGGTGTTCTCGGACGTCAACTGCGCGCAGGCCGGCTCCAACGCCATCCTCGCCACGTACGGCGACTTCTCCGAGTACGTGATCCGTACCGTCGGGAACCCGGTCATCGAGTCGGACGCCTCGCGCTACTTCGACACCGACGAGACCGGCTTCCGTGGGAAGTGGCGCGTCGGCGGCAACCACCGCCAGGTCAGCTACCTCAACACGCTCGTCCAGAACGTGTGACCTACCCAGCCCTCGCGGCTGGATGATCCCCAGGCAGGGGGACGCCCTCGAACGTCCACGCGGCGTTCGAGGGCACAAACCTGCCAACCACCTGGTCGTGGCCGGTGGCGTCCTCCAGCGTCACCGGCCACCGGCCGCACCTGCCACCCCTGCCAAAGGAGCATCTATGCCCGTGCACACCGTGCCACGCAACCAGCTCGCCACCGAGCTGCACCGCATCGCCCGACACGAACACGTCGTCACCGTCACCCAGGACGGCGACCAGTTCGTCATCGTGACCGAACCCCGCGCCTCATATGAGACCCGTCTCGGATCGGTCACACACGCCGCACGCATCGGCGCCACATGGGACCGTGACCCGCTGCTGCACTCGTTCCTCACCGACCAGATCGTCACCGACGAGGTCGCCCAGTGAAAATCCTGCTGCACTCCAACTCGGCCACCGTCAAGACCGGCTATGGCGTCCAGATCGCTCTGCTCGCCGACCGGCTCACCCGTGACGGCCACCAGGTCGCCATCTCGGCAACCTACGGCGCACCCGCCGCCACCGGCCTCACCACCTACACCACACCGGCCGGCCACAAGGTGCAGGTCTACCCGTCTTGGTTCCTCGTGTCAGGCGACGACGTCATCTGTGCCCACGCCAAGCAGTTCTTCGGCGCCGACGAAGGCTGGATCATCCCGCTGCTCGACGTCTGGTCGCTGACGACACCGAACCTGAAAGAGTTCAACGTTGCCGCCTGGGCACCCGTCGACCACGACCCGGTGCCGAACATGGTGCTCAAGTTCTTCGAACGCAGCAACGCCCGCTGCATCGCCATGTCCAAGCACGGTCACGGCGAGTTCGCCAACGCCGGCCTCGAGCCCGCCTACATCCCGCTCGCCGTCGACACCAAGGTCTACAAGCCGACGTTCACCGCCGTCATTGACGGCCGTGAGGTCGACGGTCGAGAGTTCCTGCAGATCGAC